TGTTAAAGATCATAAAGATAAAATTAAAGTTTATGAGGCAAACGAATTTGAAAAGAATTATAGCGAGGTAGAAGATGATTAATGATAAACAAGGTAGAGAGTGGGTACTACAAAAGTTATATGATGATGGGTGGCGGTATTATGTTAAGAATATTGGTGGAGATGTGTTCTTAACAAAAAAAGAGCCAGTTATGATTGATAATATATTAGATATAAGAAGTGGTGGACTTACTAAGCATGTGAATGCGATGGCAGAAATAATGCCTAATATAGATGAAGGTAGAGTTTTAGACATTGCAGAAGAATTAGGTATTGTTGATTGGTCGAAAGTGGCGGTTGACACACCTATATTAGTTAGAGGTTCAGAGGGAAGTAATTGGGAAAAACGATATTTTGCCAAAGTGCAAAATGGCATAATATGTGCTTGGAATAGAGGTGCTACATCGTGGAGTGTTAGCAATGATGAATATTGTTTTAGTGCATGGAAATATGCAAAATTAGCAGGTGATAGAGCATGAATAAATACTTGATTACATTCGAGAGTGATAATTATGAAAGGACTATGAGCGTAAGTTGGATTTTAGAACATCAAATTAGATGAAAAGGGGAATTAAATAAATGAACGAAAATCAATTTGAGCGAGTGACAGGATATGAAGATGCTGATTTGCCTGAACGAAAAACAGAATATGCAGCTGGATATGACGTTAAACCTTATGAAACTGGTGTGGTGTTGCCACATCAAACAAAACTCATTCCTACTGGTATCAAATGCAGATTGAACTATGATGAACATATTCAACTGCATTTAAGATCAAGTGTGGGTATTAATAATGATGTCATGCTAGCGAATGGAACAGGTATTATCGATGCTGACTACTATAATAATGACGATAATGAAGGTCATATCATGATACCAATTAGAAATTTAGGTGATGAACCGTTCTATTACAAATCTAGCGAACGCCTAGCACAGCTAATTATTATGCCGTACAGGGTGGTAAATAAAGATACTGCTACTGCAAAGCGTACAGGCGGGTTTGGTAGCACGAATAAATAAGGATTATTGTGTTCTCGTTAAAGGGGTTAGTATGGAGAAAATTACTAAAGAAATACAACGCAGAAAAGCTAGGGAGTATATTATGCGAATTAATGACTACTACCTAGAAGAACAAGCACTACATGCACAGCTTGAACTGTTGCAAAAGAGAATGGGCCCAGCTGGTTTGCCTAAAAGCTCTTTGGGCGATAGTGTAGGCGGTGGCGGTGAAGTAGGTATCATGGAACAATTTCATCAACTTACTGAACTTAAATCGAGTATTTTCGATTTAAAAGAAAAGGCGGTTGAGTGCGAGCTCGACGTGATGAGGTGCATTTATAACATAAGTGACCCTAAATACAGAGCAGTGCTTACTGAACGATACATTAATAGGCGTGATATTTACGCCATATCGGTAATTTATAAAAGTTTAGGTATGCCGAACAACTCAATCAATTACATCAAAAGACTACTCCGTAGAGCGGAAGAAGCGTTCTATGAAAAAAACTTGAAATAATTCTTGTGGCCCAATGTTAACTACAAAAACATAGATAACTACTACGTTAATACATGGTGGGGTGCACCTAATTGCACCTATATTTACGCTAAGTGAACAAAATTTGCACCAGGTGCACCTAAAATGCTATTGAGTGCACCCTATTGACAGTGGTATCATATAGATGTCAACAAAAGGCGAATTGCCAAAATGTGGACTTTCACTCTCTTATAAACAGAAAACATCTACGCAAAAGGAGCACCTTTACTCATGGGGTGCTCTTTTTGTATGTAAAAATAAAGAAAGGAGTTAGCATGGAGATTGTAAATATTGCAGTGGATAAACTCGTTCCATACGAAAATAATCCTCGTAACAATACAGAAGCTATTCAATATGTAGCGAACTCTATCAAAGAGTTTGGGTTTAAGGTTCCTCTTGTAATTGATGAAGATAACGTTGTTATTTGTGGACATACTCGCTTATTGGCTGCTAAACAGTTAGGACTTAAAGATGTTCCGTGTGTTGTTGCTGATGATCTTACAGATGAACAAATTAAAGCCTTTCGACTAGCTGACAATAAAGTTGGCGAGATTGCTACATGTGACTTAGATAAATTACGACTTGAACTAGACTTTCTAGATTTTAATATGGAAGAGTTTGGCTTTATCGAAGCCATGGAAGAACCTGATATCACAGACTTTTTAGAAGACCATGAAAGTAAACCTAAAGAACCTAAAACTGTAGTTTGCCCTGATTGTGGACATGCGTTTACGGTGGAATAATGAAAGTATTTTTAGCGAACGTCGAACCTGATTTTGTTATAGAGGAAAGCAAACCTAAATATTATCTTGAAAGCTATTACTACTTAAAGAAACCTATTCAACTTCAATTAATGAAAGATGTTGATATGTTCCTGTTGGATAGTGGTGCTTTTACTTTTATGAACGCAAAAAAAGATAAAGCATTTAATGTTGATGAGTATCTAAACAATTACATAGAATTCATAAATAAATATGATGTTCAATATTTTTTTGAACTAGATACGGATAGCGTACACGGTATAGATAAAGTTCTTGAAATGAGAAAAAAACTAGAAGCTGGTACTGGGAAACGTTGTATACCAGTATGGCACAAATCAAGAGGTATTGATTGCTATAAGAAATTGTGCAAAGAATATGACTATATAGCGATTGGTGGGTTCGTTACAAAAGAGATTAAGGAACCTGAATTTGTTAAGGTTAAACAGCTTTTAGATTATGCCAGATATCACAATGTAAAAGTACATGGCTTGGGGTTTACAAGCATGAAATATATAGATAAACTACCATTCTTTAGCGTTGATAGCACATCGTTTAAAAGTGGTCGACGTTTCGGACAGGTACATCATTTTGATGGTAAGAAAATAATTTCTAAAAAGAGGCCTGATGGTAAACGAGTTAAGGATTACATGGCGGTAGATAAAATTAACTTACAGGCTTGGATACAATTTCAAAAGTATGCAGATATACATCTATAAGGAGAATAAATGAATAAAGCTATTGTTTTGTCAAGCGGTGGGGTAGATAGCACAACCGCTCTTGCATTGGCTGTAAATCAATTTGGCAAAGATAATGTCCTATCTTTGTCTTTTTTTATGGGCAAAAGCACGATAAAGAACTAAAAGCTGCAGCAAATGTGGCTAATTATTACGATGTAAGTCATAAAGTGTTCGATATTATACAGTTTTTGGCTTATTCTAATTGTTCTCTTTTAACACGTTCAACAAAAGAAGTTAAAGAGGGAAGTTATGACGAACAGTTAAAAGCTAAAAAGGAAGATGATATTTTAGAAACGTATGTTCCTTTTAGAAATGGCTTATTATTGTCTATTGCAGCTACTATTGGAATGAGCGTAGCAGAAGATGATAAAGTGTACATTTATCTAGGAAACCATGCGGATGATGCAGCTGGTAACGCTTATGCAGATTGCTCTATGCAATTTGTAAAAGCTATTGGCGAGGCGATTAAACTTGGTACCTACAATAAAGTTGAAATTAAAAGTCCGTTTGTAAACTTTAATAAGGCACAAATTGTGGAAAAAGGGCTATCTCTTGGTGTTCCTTATAAACTCACATGGAGTTGTTATAAAGGCGGAGAAAAGCCTTGTGGTAAATGTGGCACTTGTATTGATAGAATTAACGCTTTTAAAATTAATGGACTTAAAGATCCTACTATGAAGGAGTAAAAAATATGTATTATGTATCAAAACGAATGGAGATTGCAGGTAGTCATAGATTAATTTTAGACTATGAAAGTAAATGTCAAAACCTGCACGGCCATAATTGGATAGTAACTGTATTTATGAAAGCTGAAAAGCTTAATCATAATGGAATGATTATGGACTTCACTCATATTAAACGTGCTATTCATGACAGATTAGACCATGCTCATATTAATGACGTAGTATGTGATATTAACCCTACTGCAGAAAACATGGCTAAATGGATATGCGACCAGTTAGGTGAGTGCTGCTACAAGGTAGAAGTACAAGAAACAGAAGGGAATATTGCAACATATGAACGTGATTGAAATATTTAGCAGTATCGAGGGAGAAGGTACACGAGCTGGTGAATTATGTACGTTTATTCGCTTGGCAGAATGTAATTTACGCTGTTCTTACTGCGATACTGAATACAGCTTTACCGGTGGTAAAGAAATGACCGTCGAAGAAATTATGCAAGTAGTCGATAGTTATGGAAATGTAAATGTAACTATCACAGGTGGTGAGCCATTATTGCAAGATTTAACGGAACTACTAAACGCTATGAATAGATATTTCGTTAACATTGAAACAAACGGAAGCATTAACCCTATACCTTTATATGGTGATTATACAAACGTCATTTTCACAGTTGATTACAAGGGCCCTTCTTCTAAGCAAGAGGAATTTATGAATAATGGAGAAGCATTACAAGATTTAGAGGACTGCGATGTTATTAAATTCGTAGTCGGTAGTCTTGATGATCTTAACCGCATGCGTCAACTTATTGAAGAAAATGAGTTTAAAGCACAAGTTTATGTATCACCAGTATTTGGCAAGATTGAACCTAAAGATATTGTTGACTACATGAAAACATATAACTTACAAGGTGTAAGGCTGCAATTACAAATATATAAATTTATTTGGCCACCTGAAATGAAAGGGGTATAGCTATATGATGAACCAACCTATGATTGAACAGGGCATCAAACTCCTTTTAAAAGGGTTTGGTGAAGATTTAGAACGTGAAGGCATTATTGAAACACCTAAACGTGCTGCAAAAATGTATTTAGAACTATTAGAGGGTATGAATTATACAAATGAACAAATCGCCGAAAAGTTTGGCAAGTCTTTTGAAGTTAATACATCTCAAATGGTTGTAGTGAAAGACATTGAAACGTTTTCTATGTGTGAACATCACCTGGCGTTAATGTACGATATGAATATTAGCGTAGGATACATTCCTAACGGCAAGGTGATTGGGTTATCTAAAATTCCTCGTATTGCTGAAATGTGTTGTAAACGATTACAATTACAAGAAAAAATCGGTGAAGACATCGCCGAAGTTATTTCTATTGCTACTGGCAGTGAGGATGTAATTGTTCATATCACATCGAAGCATAGTTGCGTTACAGCTCGCGGTATTAAATCGCGTGGATCTAATACAGTAACAACAACGAAGAAAGGTAAATTCACAAGCGATTATGATTTAACTCGTGAATTTATAAACGCTTTAAAATGACGTCGGTTGTATGTTCTAAGCATAAATGCTTAAACAATAAAAATAATGAGTGTACAGCGGAAGTTATTGAGTATGACGGCTTATGCCAGTCATATATAACATACGGCCACGCTAAAAAGCATGTTGGTGGTATGTGCATACGAGAACATGAAAAACTCAAACACAAATCAAATGAAGTACTTAAATAAGTATCGGTAGAGGGGCAGGTGGTGAGTATGTGAAAAACTATGAGGCAGCCGAGAAAGACTATAATAAGTTCATTCCTTATAAAGATATAGCCGAAAAATATGGTGTATCAATCGAAACAGTTAAATCTTGGCGAAAACGTCATGGTTGGAAACGTCCTAAGAAGAAGCCTGCACCAAAGAAAAAAGTAGGTGCTCCTATTGGTAATAAGAACGCACTAGGTAATAGTGGCGGAGCACCGATAGGAAACCGAAATTCAGTTAAGCATGGTTTATTTGCGAAGTATTTGCCACTCGACATGATTGGTGTAATTGAAGATATTGAAACAATAACCCCTATAGAAATACTATGGGGGAATATTTGTATTAAATATGCTGCAATTATACGAGCACAAAAGATAATGTTCATCGAAAGTGAAAATGCAGACAAACAAATTGAAAGCGTTACTCAAACCATTGAGGAAAGCGACCAATTTGGGAGCACTAAACGAATAGAAAAGCATGTAGATACAATCACAGCGGATATTCGTATGGAGAAGTTCCTTAAAGCACAGTCAAAAGCGATGGATACACTGGCGAGATTAATTAAGCAGTATGACGAATTGTGCCGAAGTGAATTAGCTACTGAAGAGCAAAAAGCTCGTATTGCTAAACTCAAAAATGAAGTTTCTGTTATCAAACAACAAAACGAAGATAATAAAACGCTCGTTCCTATTATTGTAGGCGGTGATGAAATTGAAGACTAAAGATAATCAAGTAGTCGTTCATCTCCCTAGCATTGTAGGAAAGCATTATGGTGAGTTTTGGCGATTTAAAGGGCGGTATAAAGCTGTAAAGGGAAGCCGTGCAAGCAAGAAATCCTCAACTCAATCACTCAAGGTTATTACTGAAATTATCGAAAACCCTAATATTAATTGGTTAGTGGTTCGCAAAGTTGAACGCACATTGCGTGATAGCTGTTATGCACAACTTAAGTGGGCTATACACCGCTTAAAGGTGGATAACTTTTTCAAGTGCAGCACATCACCTTTGGAAATAACTTATAAACCGACTGGACAGAAAATATTGTTCCGCGGACTTGATGATCCGTTAAAGGTTACATCCATTACCGTTGAGGTTGGTTCGTTGTGTAGGCTATGGATAGAGGAAGCGTACGAAATAACCAGCGAGGACGCGTTTGACCGCTTAGATGAAAGTATTCGTGGCCAGCTACCAAAAGGAATGTATCATCAAGTCGTGTTAACATTTAACCCATGGTCTGACAGACACTGGTTAAAGAAACGATTCTTTGACGAGCCTAGTAAAAATGTACTGGCAATGACTACGAATTACATGTGCAACGAGTTCTTAAGCGAAGCCGATTTAGTACTATTTGAGGAAATGAAGAAAAATCCTCGTCGGTATAGAACCGCTGGCCTTGGTGAGTGGGGTATCGTTGAAGGCCTTGTATATGAAAATTGGGAAGAGCGTGTATTTGATGTACATGAAATATCAATAAGGCCTAGTGTACGCTCTGCCTTTGGTATGGACTTTGGGTATGTTAATGACCCTAGCACGTTGTTTTGTGGGTTAGTTGATACAGTCGCAAAGGAGATATATGTGTTTGATGAAATGTACGAAAAGGGTATGAGCAATGAAGATATTTTGTCAAAAGTATCCGAAATGGGATATTCCAAAGAACGAATTAAAGCAGATAGCGCGGAACCTAAATCGATTGCGTATTTACGCAAGGCTGGCCTCACTAGAATTAGAGCAGCAAAAAAAGGACCTGACTCAATTCGTGCCGGCATTTCGATTATCCAGGACTATAAAATTATTATTCATCCTAGGTGTGTTAATTTCATTACAGAAATTAGTAATTACACATGGGATAAAGATAAGTTCGACAATGCGATAAATAAGCCTATAGATGATTTCAACCATTTAATGGACGCCATGCGTTACGCTATGGAAGACTTTGACGGCCGTAAAGGTGTTCGCATATTGAAATAAGGAAGGTGAAAGATTGGACATTGAATTAATTAAAAAGTTAATTAAAAAACATATGCCTCGACATGGTGATGTCATTTCACAAATGATGGTATCTGAACGCTATTATATGGTAGATAACGATATTAATTACCTAGAAGAAAAACCAAAAAGCCAGGAAGAGGCACAACGAAAAGGCGACACGTTTAACCCTATGCATCAAGCAGATAATCGTATCGCCTATTCTTTTTACCCATTGTTAGTAGATCAAAAAACAGCATATATGTTTACGGCTCCACCTATATTTGATGTTAAGAATGACGCGTTAAACGATGCTATTCTTGAAGATTTAGGTGATGCTTACGAAAAGAAATGTAAAGATTTATGCGTCAAAGCAACAAATGGCGGCATCGCATGGGTTCATTATTGGATAGATGAAGATAAAAACTTTCAATGGGCCACCATTCCAGCGACTCAAATCGTGCCTGTATGGAATAATCATATCAATACTAAACTAGAGGGCGTATTTAGGGTATATGAAGACACAAACGAAGCAGGCGAAAATATTACTGTCTATGAATTTTGGAATGATAAGGAAGTACAAGCCTTTTCTATTCGAAGTGGTGATGTAGTAGACCAGCTCCAACCTTATTTAGCGTTTGCGATGATTGACCCTACTGGTGCTATGGTTGAAGTCGATACTATGCCACATGATATGGGCGCAGTTCCTTTTATTCCGTTTGCTAACAATGCTACATATACTCCAGATTTAAATCGTATTAAGAAACTTATTGATGTGTATGACAAAACATACAGCGGTTTCTTAAATGACCTTGAGGATGTGCAAGAAGTTATTTTTGTACTAACTAACTATGGTGGCGAAGATTTAGCTGAGTTCTTAGACGGAATGAAGAAATATAAGGCAATTCAAATGGACTCTACTGGTCCCGATGATAAAAGCGGTATTTCTACATTAACGATTGATATTCCAATTGAAGCACGTAAGGAATTACTCGATATTACTCGTAAAGCTATCTTTGATATGGGGCAGGGTGTGGATCCACAGCAACAAGGATTAGATGGAACGAGTGGCGAGGCGATGAAGTTCTTGTATACGTTACTTGAATTAAAAGCTGGTATGATGGAAACAGAATTCCAGTTAGGATTTAATCAACTTATTCGTGCTATTTGTAGATTTCATGGTAATGACAAGGTAACTATTACTCAAACATGGACTCGCACATCAGTTAAAAACGATAGTGATTTAGTTAACATGTGCTCTCAATCAATGGGAGTTGTCTCTAAACGTAGTATTCTTGCACATCACCCATTTGTTGATGATGTAAACGAAGAATTAAAACAAATCGAAGCGGAAGAGGCAGAAAATAATAACGGTATTTATGACGATTGGCAACATGAACATCATGACGATGGCTCTATAAACGACCATGACGATGATGAACACGAGGACCAATAGTCATATATATAAATTTAATCTCTAGTAACTCGTGGCAGGTAAACCACGGTAAAAACCGGATAGGAGATATTACATGACACTAAAAGAATTATTGCAAAAATTAGGCATTGCGGAAGATAAAATCGAAAACGCAACGCAAGAATTTAAAACATTCTTAGATGGTGAATATGTACCTAAATCGCGATTTAACGAGGTTATCGCGGAAAAGAAAAACCTTGAAACCACTGTTGCAGACCGTGATAAACAGTTAAAGACGTTAAAGGACAGCGAGGGTGATATTACAACTCTTAAAGATAAAATCACAAAACTGCAGGCCGAAAATAAAGCTAATACTTTAAAAGCGGAGCAAGATTTAAAGAACTTAAAAATATCTACTGCTGTTCAATTAGCAATCGGTGATACAGTTCAGGACGCTGAACTCGTAGCTAACTTGATTGATAAGTCTAAACTCATTCTTGGTGAAGATGGTAAAGTAACTGGTTTAGATGAACAACTAAAAGACTTGCAAAAGAATAAAGCGTTCTTGTTTAAACCACAAGGCGACCCTAAATTCAAATATGACCCTAACAAGGGAAGCGGTACGCCTACAAACAATCCATTCTCTAAAGAACATTACAATCTAACGCAACAAGCGGAACTATATTCTAAAGACCCTGTTAAAGCTAAACAATTAGCAAGTGAAGCAGGTGTTGAAATTAATTTCTAACCCTAGGAGGTAACTAATGGGAACAACTTTACAAGACATTATTAACCCTACGCCGTTCTTTGCGAATTATGTTGTAAATCGTACGGCTGAATTATCCGCTATTTTCCAATCTGGCATTATCACTCGCGACTCTCGATTTGACCAATTAGCAAGTGAGCCAGCACAAGTACACAACATGCCATTCTTTAACGATTTAACTGGTGACTCTGAAGATGTAATCGAAGGTCAAGACCTTACAGCAGCAAAAATCACATCTAATCAAGATACATCTACTACTATTCGACGTGCTAAAATGTGGAGCTCCACAGACTTGGCCGCTCAATTAGCTGGTGATGATCCTATGAAAGCTATCGGTGATTTAGCTGCAGGTTTTTGGGCTCGCGACCATCAAAAGGAATTGTTGAACATTCTTGATGGTGTATTTGCTGCTACTACAATGTCCGACCATATTTTAGATATTTCTACTAAAACTGGCAAAGCTGCTAACTTCTCCGGCGAAGCGTTCATCGATGCCATGCAACTTATGGGCGATGCTCGCAACTCCTTGACCGCTGTTGTTATGCACTCTGCAACTAAATCTTATCTTGATAAATTAAACTTAATTCAAACGATCCGTCAATCTGATGCAGTATCTTTTGATACTTACATGGGCCGTCGTGTTATCGTTGATGATGGTTGCCCTGTTGATACAGATAAGTACACTACTTACTTATTTGGTGAAGGTGCTATTGCGTTTGGTGTTGGTAATCCAGTAGGTTTGAAACAAGCAGCTGTAGACCGCGACGAAAAGAAAGGTTCCGGTGTTGACTACTTGATTATGCGTAAAGTATTTATCATGCATCCACGTGGGGTAGCATGGCAAAATACAACTCGTGCACATGCTGAGTCTGTTTCTCGTGCAGAATTAAAAGATGCAGGTAACTGGAAACGTGTGTATGAACCTAAGCAAATTCGCATTGTTAAATTTACTCATAAATTAGGTTAAGGGGTGTAATTATGGGCGCTGATTCATATTGGGCTAGGAGAAGCACTGAACGCGAGGAAGAATGGAATAAGAAGAGCCAGGAAACCGTAGAAAAAGAGCTTGCTGCTCAATATGAACGGTCAGCTCAACGCATTCAAGCTAACATTGAACAGCTTTATGGCAAGTTCGCTAACGACAATGGTATATCTATTTCGGAAGCTAAAAAGTTAATCAATGGTCCTGAGTTTAGAACTTGGAAGAAAGACGTTGAAGAGTACATGAAAGAGTATAAAGAAACTGGTAACCCTAAAACGTTACTGGAATTAAATACTCTTTCCATGCGTTCTCGTATATCTAGGCTTGATAAGTTGTACGGCGATACACTTATTGAGATAGATAAACTAGGGCAAAAGACAAATGCATCGATTACAGGCTTTTTAAAGTCTGCATACAAAGATAATCGGTTGCATTCTGCATATGAACTGGCTAAACGAGGACAAGGCCCTTTAGGCGTCTCAGTTGATAACAAACACGTTGAAAGCGTATTGCGTACTCCTTGGAGTGGTAAGAATTATAGTACTCGCATTTGGGATAACTCCGATAAGCTATCAAAGACTATTCAAGAGATTGTAGTTAGTAACGTACATCGAGGAACATCAGTCGAAAAGCTAGCTAAAGAAGTTCAAGAACGTATGAATGTATCAAAGAATAACGCTGTTAGATTGGTTAGGACTGAACTCAATTATGTTCATAATCAGGCTACATTAGACTCTTTAAAATCTGCTAATATGGAGTACTTTCAATTCATAGCTACGATTGACAAACGAACATCCTCAACTTGCCGTCAACACGATAACAATATATATCCTGTTGCTGATGCTGAGGTTGGAACGAATGTTCCACCACTACATCCGCGATGTAGATCCACAATAGCAGGCACGTTAGATAAAAAAGCATCTAGCGGTTCTCGTACTGTTAAAATGGCAAAAGCTAATAAGAACGAGCCTACACGATACGAGAAAGTACCTCGTAATATGGATTATGATAACTGGAAGGCAGTATATGTTGATAAGTCAAAATCGTTTACTGAATGGCGACGTGAACTAAAACCATTAACTACTACTAGCAAAGGGAATGAAATAACCATTAGGAAAGCGCAGGATTTAATAAACGTTGAAATGGGAGAAAAAAGAGTTAATGCTGCTATTCAATTCTTTGATGAACCTAATTTGACGGAGCATGAGCGAATGCGTAAGAACCTTATACCTGCATCAGATTCTTTCTTAAAATTGGTTGTTTTACAAGAATTAAATGCTAGTAGATTAAAGTACCATAAAAAAGCCCTTGAAGAGTTTGAAGAGCTTGGTTATACTTTAGGTAAAGACAAGGGAAAAAGATGGTTTTCCGACCCAGATTCAAACGGTCAAGAGTTCCCTTTGTATCCTACTAATGATGGCGCAATTGGTAAAACTTGGCCTGAAATATTGGTGGTAGGAACTAAAATAACTCGATATGGTAGAACCACAGGAAAATATACTGCACCGGTAGGAACGCCATTCGTAAATAGGGCTATGCCTTATACGGAAACAGAATACTCTGATACTGAACATCAGTATATAGTTGTTAAACCACTACCAGTACAAACTAGCGTTATTGCACCAGCGTTTAATAAAGTTGGTGGCGGAATTCAGTATAAAACCAAAGAAAGTATTCAGTATTATTTAGATGAAGGCTATTTAAAGGAGGTTGATTAGCATGACAATTAAAGAAGTTAAAGCGTTATTGCATAAAATCAGCGTACCTGAAAGCTCATATAATATTGATAACAGTCCTACACCTATTGTGCCAGGTACAATCATTATTGAAAGAATTCCTAAAGGATTTTCTGTATATTGGACTGAAAGAAATGAAGTTTTTGAACATCGAGATATAGCAGATGAACAAGAAGCAGTTAATTATTTCTTGCATTTGCTAGAGGGTAGTTCTAAAACTTACAGAAAATATATTACGGATCATGTTGCATAAGCACCCAAATAAAAAGGGTGCTTTTTTAATGCAAAAAAAGGAGGTGAACTATGGGGAACGTTAAATATCTAGATTTTGACGATGCGAAGAAAGGCATTATTGACGCTACTCATCGCCTTGTATCAGCTATTAGCAGTCTAAACAACGTGAATTATGATACATATTTAGATGTATTCGCAGAAAAGTTTATCCTTGATTGTATGGACTATTGCCACAGGACGGACTTTCCTAGAACGTTGATTTATACTGCTTCTGAATTAGCTGTTAAATATATTAAGGATAAGTTTAGTGATACGCACGGCCCTCTTAAATCGTTAAAAGAAAACGATGTTGAGTTCACATGGGCTGTTGAGGACGTATCTCCTATTGGCTGTATTAGCGAAAAGGACTTTGAAAGCATTCGTACTAAACTAAACCTATATAGAAAAGTGGTGTGGTCGAATGGCTAATACATATGGCAAGCTACTTGCGGATATTATGTACAAAGATACATGTACTATCTCACGGCAAATGGCAACTACTGACGATATAGGTGCTGATGTGTACGAATTAACAGCAGTATACAGTGATGTACCATGTAGATTAGGTCAAATAGGTCAATCTGCTAGCACTAATGGAACCGAAACAGACAGCACATTTACATTAAGCGATAGATTGCGTTTGTGCTTATCGCCTGAATACGATGTTAAACCTAATGACATTATCTCCATTTCACACAAGGGGCAATCGTTTGTCATGCGTGCAGATACGCCATTCAAATATATGACACATCAAGAAATCAAGTTATTGAAAGACGGTGAAGCATAATGGGAGTTAAGTTAACAGGGTTTGATGAACTCATTCAAAAGTTCTCCGATTCATTAGGTGAATATCCTGAACACGTTGACACGGTACTCGCTCAAAGTGCAGAACTTATGATTAACGATGTTAAGATGAAAACTCCGTATATTACTGGTGTTCTTCGCGATGGGTGGCATCGTACAGGTGTTATTGATGGAAAAGTTGAAATCTACAACAATACCGAATATGCAAACCATGTAGAATATGGACATCGCACACGTAATGGCGGGTATGTTAAAGGTCAAAAAATGTTACATCGCTCAATAGTTGGTATGCGTAGTCAATTCGCTAGAAATGCGAGAATTATATTAAGGAACTTAACCAATGATTAAATTAAGGGCGATACAGAAAGCTCTAGTCGAGCTGTTAAAAAGTAAATATCCTAATTATAAGGTGTATTTCGATAACATAGAAAAATCGAATGCACCTTATTTTTATATCGAAATGTTCGTCCGGTCCAGTGTTGGTGATTATACATACTTTGATAGGACTGTACAGGTTGATATAACCTTTAGACCTATTGAGGATAAATACGGACGAATTAAACGCTCTGAACTATATGAAATGTCTGATAGTTTAGAGTGCCTATTTAGACCAGTGCTTAAAGTCGATGATAGATACATTACTATTAACGATTTTGAACATACATTCATAGATGAAGTATTGCACTTTATCTTTAATCTAGAGTTTAATGACGCTTTCACAGACGAAGAAGTCGGTTTCGTTCGTGGTGAAGTTGTTAATACTCTTTCATTTAGCCTTAACGGCATTAATTTAACCGAGGAGGAATAATCACATGCCAAATGAACAAGAAAAATTCGGTTTGCCTCAAGTCTTAATTGACTTTAAAACCAAAGGCATTACAGCTATTAAACGTTCTGCACGTGGCGTAGTTGTATTGATTTTGAAATGCGAAAGCACGGATACATCTAACAAATATAAAATTTCTGATGTATCTGAAATTCCGGAAGGTGTATTTGATGAAGCAAGTACGGATCTTATCAAGAAATGTCTTGACGGCACTCCTTTACGTATCATTGTATACACATTACCTAAAGCAAGCGTTCAAGCACCTAAAAATACACAAGCTACATTGTTAAAACAATTGAAGCATATTCGTTATAATTACATTGCAGCTCCTACTGGTACAGTTCAGGACCAACAAGATTTGGCGTCCTACATTAAAGCAGAACGCAATAACAGCCGTAAAACAGTTAAAGCGGTTGTTGGTGGTGTAGCAGCAGACCATGAAGGCGTTGTTAATTTCTGTACAGAAGAAATTAAAGTTGCTACAGGTCAAAATACAGCTGGTAAAACTACTTATAAAACATATACTCCAATTGAATATACGGCTCGTATCGCTGGTATTTTAGCAGGCTTGGCATTGGACCGTTCTGCAACATATTTTAAATTGACTGAAGTTGAGTCTGTTAAAGTGTACGAAGACTTGAATGACCGCATTGATAAAGGCGAATTGCACTTATTCGACGAAGAAGATGGCGAAGGTGTTAAAATCGCTCGTGCTTGCAACTCTTTGCAAACATTCACAACTGATAAGGGTGAAGACTTCCGTAAAATCAAAATTATGGAAGGCGTGGATATGGTAACAGATGATGTTCGCGATACCTTTAAAAAATACTATGTTGGTAAATACATCAATGACTACGACCATAAAATGCTATTCATTGGCGCTATCTTGGTATACTTTGGTCAATTGGCTGGTAACGTGCTTGATGGCCGAGCAGGTAACACAATAGATATCGATTTCCAATTCCAAAAAGACTACGCAATTATTAAAGGCGAGGATGTATCTCAAATGACTGACATGCAAATTCGCGAATACAATACTGGCGCTAAAATCGGTTTATCAGGCAAAGTTAAATTCGTGGATGCTATGGAAGATTTGAAGATTACATTCACAATGTAACAGAAAGGAATACAAGCATGAATAAAGACAAATTTACATTTGATTTACAAACGTTTGCTCGTGCTGCTGAAGACGTTAAATTCCGTGGTCGCCGTCGCTGGAACGGCTCTCATGGCAAATTGTGGCTTGATGGTGAGTTGGTATTTGAAATTGAAAGTTTCGAAGCTAGCGTTGAATCTCAACGAGAAGATGTAATCATCGGCAACTCTGTTGATAGCAAGGTAACAGCACTCAAAGGCGAAGGCACTATTAAAATTAAAAACGTTATTAACCGCAATCATCGTAGATTATTAGAAGAATGGAGTGCGGGCCACGACCCTCGTACTACTCTTATTGGTTTACTTGATGATCCTGACGCAGTGGACGGTCAGAAAGAACGTATCACGATTGATAATGTTTGGTTTACTAAAATCCCTCTTATGAATTTTGGAAAAGGTAAAGTTATTGAAACTGAATTACCTTTTGGCTTCACTCCTGAAGATGCACAATTCATGGAATCTATTGACTAATTGAAAGGAAATTAACTATGTCTATTTCTATTAACGAACTAATCGCTAAACGTGAAGAAATTAACGCTCGTAAAGCACAAAAATTAACTATTGAAACTTCCATTGGTGAAGTAGTAGCAAAGAAACCTACTGCTTCCATTATGGCAGAAGCCCTTGGTCTTGAAAGTGGTAATGACCAATATTTAGTGTATAACTGCATTGTTGAACCTAACTTGAAAGATAAAGAATTACAACAAGCCTTTGAATGTGTTGAACCAATGGATATTGTGGATAAAGTGTTTGATGTTGGCGAAGTAAAAGCTATTAGTACAGTTTTAATTGAATCCGTAGGTGCTGGTAAAAAACTTAACCACGCTATCATTGACGAAGCAAAAAAGTAATAGAGGAAGACTGGGAGGCGGCTACGGCCGCCTACTTAGTTTTAAAAGGTCATACGTTTGATTATTTCTTTGGGTTAACTACTATGGAGAAAATTATGTGCCGTGTAGCAATGGACAAAGAAAGAAAAGAACGCATTGAGGTTGCTAAAATTGCTTTAAGGGAGGTACTAGGTGGCTGATACACAGAAATTAAGCGTTGAACTCTCTCTTAATGATAGAGGGTTTACAAAAGGGATACAGCAAGCCCAACAATCATTGCAAGGTTTAGTTAAAACAACTACTGGCCTCTCTCCGGCTGTTTCGTCTGCTAGTAAAAATATGAGTTCTGCCACGAGCTCTGTTAAAGGGGTTCAACAAGCTGCTCAAAGTGCAACAAGTAGCATTACAAAGTTAAAACAAGCCGGAAGTAATGTTACTGTCAACATCAAAGCTAAAAACAACGCAAGCTCTACAATCAATCAAGTACAATCACAATTAAACGGCTTTAAAGGAAAAGTTTATACCGCCACGGTAGCTGTTAAACAAAAAATGACTGGTGCCGTTGGTGCTGCTTCTAATAAGTTAAATGGCGCTTTATTAGGTGCAGGTGCTCAAATGGCCGCTATGGGTGGCATTGGGTTTGGTATATTCGACGCTGTAAAAGGCTATGCTGATTTTGAGGAAGAAATGTCTGCTGTTAAAGCGATTTCAGGTGCTACGGCTGATGAGTTCCAACGCTTAAAAGAAAAAGCAATTAAAATGGGTGCTGATACAAAATTTAGTGCTTTAGAATCTGCACAAGCATTTAAGTATATGAGTATGGCTGGTTGGAAAACTGAAGACATGATAGGCGGTATTGCCGGTATCATGAACTTAGCGGCCGCATCCGGCGAAGATTTAGCTATGACTTCTGATATTGTAACTGATAGCTTATCTGCATTTGGTTTACAAGCACGAGACTCTGCTATGTTTGCCGATGTATTAGCAGCAGCAGCTACTAACTCAAATACCAACGTTGCTATGATGGGGCAAACATTCAAATATGCTGCTCCAGTAGCTGGTGCATTAGGGTTTAGTATACAAGATACTGCACTTGCTGTAGGTCTTATGGCTAATCAAGGCATAAAAGGTTCTGAAGCTGGTACATCGCTCCGTTCTATGATGACTAGATTAGTTAAACCTACGCAAGAGTCAGGACAAGCCATGCAAATGTTAGGACTTAACATTTTAGATGCTAATGGTAAAATGAAACCTTTTAGAGAAATCATAAAAGATATTCGTACCGGAATGTCTAGATTAACTCCGGAAAGTAAAGCGGCTGTAGCTGGTATGCTTGCCGGTCAAGAGGCAATGTCGGGGTTATTGGCATTGGTTAACTCGTCAGATAGTGATTTTGATAAGCTAGCAGGATCTATTGATAATTCCAATGGTGCTGCTGAACGAATGGCTCAAATTCGTATGGACAACTTGAAAGGCGACTTAGAACAACTATCAGGCGACTGGGATTCGTTCACTACTAAATTAATGAGCGGTAAAATTGGTGGTCTTAGGGATATTGTTCAAGGTGTCGATAACTGGTTTACTGGTTTTACTGAAAACGTTGAAAAGAACGGATTTACAGTGAAATCTGTAATTGATGGCATTACATCTGCCACTAAAGAAATGGTTAAACAAACCGCAAAAATGGACGGACTACCGTCTATATTATCTACGGCCGCATTGGCTGTCCTTAGTGTTGGTGCTTTTAAAGTTGGTAAAAAGGTTTGGGGTGCTGGCAAAGGTATTGCAGGCATGATAGGCGGTAAAGGCGGTGCTGGTGGCGGTAAAGATGCTACGGGCGACGATACTACTATTCATAGTATTAATGTTTATGTCTATGGCAAGAACGTTTATGACGGTGGCGGTTATGGCCCAGGTGGTGGAGGTAAAGGAAAGACTTCCAGTAAAGGAGGTGGCGTTGGTACCGTTCCACCTAAAACTACTGGCGGTGGTAAATTCGGCAAAGTAGGTAGGGGTTTATCTAAAGGTGCTGACATACTCGGAAGAGGTGCAAGTAAATTAGGTGGCTTACTATCAAAAATTGGCGGTAAAGCGTTTTTACCTCTTTCATTAGCTATGGGTGCATATGATATAGCTAGTTCTGATAATAAATGGCGAGCGGTCGCTGGTGTTGGCGGTAGTCTTGCTGGCGGTTTAGCTGGTGCAAAATTAGGTGCTATGGGTGGTGCTGCTGTTGGCAGTATTATTCCTGGTGCTGGAACAGCCGTAGGTGCTGCTGTTGGTGGTGCATTAGGCGGTATTGGTGGTGCAATATTCGGTGAACAATTTGGTCAAGAGATATTTGACGGAATTACAAATAACCTTGATGGCATATCTGAATGGTTCTCTAACAAATGGAATAGTATCGTCGATACTTGTACTCCTGTTATTAATACTATCGCTGGCCTGTTTGGATTTGCTTGGGATGCAATATCTACAATATTTGGGCCTGTTTCCGATTGGTTTAACAGCAACATTTGGGAGCCTATTAAGAGCGATGCTAGTAATATGTGGGATAGTATCACAGGGTTCTTTAGTAGTGCTTGGGAGTCAATTAAAGGTATTTGGGGTGCTGTTGCCGGTTGGTTTGATGCAAACGTTTGGGGACCATTAAAAGCTAAAGCAAGTGAAGTATTTAGCGGCTTAGGTAATGCATTAAGTGCTGCACAATCAAGGGGCGCACAAATTACAGGGTTAACAGGCCATGCTACTGGTACAAATTACTTTGGCGGTGGTTGGACTGAAATCAACGAACGTGGTGGTGAAATTGTAGACCTACCTAGTGGATCTAGAATTTATCCTCATGCGACTACTGAAAAAATACTAGCAAAAGAATTTAGCGGAGCTGGTGGCGGTGGTAATAATTACACCGTTACAGGAAATACTTTTGTTGTTAGAGAAGAAGCTGATATAGACCGTATCGCTCATTCTTTATTCTCGATGTTTGGGGCTGCTGAAACAAATTATGGAGGTGTATAGGCATGTCAAAATTCGTTAGCGGTATAGGGCGTGCCTTATCGCTCTTATCGTTTGCATTTGGTAAAGGAGCAAGAGAACTACCAACTATCATTATTTCGCAAGATGAAGAAAAGTTAGTGCTTCCTGTTACTCCAGTTAAATATGAGGTTGGTAATGAACAGGAAAACAAAACTGTTGATATTACTCAAATAGGTGAGGTGCTTTTATTTGGGAATCCTAAACTTAAAACATTATCATTCGAAGGATTTTTTCCAGCGAAAGATTATCCGTTTATTGTTGGCGATAAGCGTAAGCCTAATGAAATTATTAACCTCATAGAAAAGTGGAAAACATCAAAGAAACCTGTTAGGGTCATCATAAGTGATGGTCCTATTAATTTAATGATGGGAATCGAGTCGTTCCCGTATAAGAAACAGGAAAATACAGGGGATATGTATTACACGCTAACATTTAAGGAGCATAAAGACCTTAACACGCCTGCCACTGGTGATGATAAGCCAGTTGATGAAACAACAGGCTTAAAAGATAGGCCTTCTGTTGCTCAAAAACCTAAAACAGCAACATTGTTCAGTAAAGGTTCTGATGTGTTGGATGCAGCTAAGAAAGCATATGGCAATTATCGTCATTATGAACGGATTATTCAATCAAATGACTTAAAGAATTTAGCGATTAATAATCTTAGCCAGCTTAGAAAGTTGAAGGTGAAATAATATGATAATTAAACATATTGGCACTAAAACAGTTAAAGATGAAAAGACTGGCGAAGAAAAGAAAGTTCCTGTTGAAAATGATATTACTCATTTAGTCGAGCACGTTACCTGGTCAGGTTCTCGTATTCAAGCAGCTAGAAAACTTGAATTTGTATTAGTGCAAGAGCCACGTGATTCAAACTGGCCTATCTATACAGTGAGTATTGGTGAAACCATTAAAGGGTACTCAGAAGATGGTGATGTGCAATTTGTAGGCAATATATATACCACCGAACGCAAAACATCGGCATCACGAATTACAATAACATGTTATGACAACATGTTTATATTAAGTAAATCAAAGACTACTCGTAAATTCACCAATATGACTGCAGAAGATATCACAAAGGCAGTATGCAAGGAAATGGGCATTAAAGTTGGTAACCTCGCTGAAACAGGTGAAAAAATAACTTTTATCGCTAATAACAAGTCAGGGTATCAAATCATTTTAATGGCTTATACCGAAGCGGCTAAAAAGACCAACAAAAAATATCAAGCTATGATGGAGGGGGATGAACTCGACGTCATAGAAAAAGGTTCTTTGATTGAGGGGTTAGTAATAGACCAATACAGAAATATTACTGACTCATCTTTTAAAGAGTCTATTGAAAACATGATTAATAAAGTCATGATTGTTGATGATAAAGGTAACTTTGTTAGGTATGAAAGTAAAGACGACCAAATTCAACGCTACTCTATGATACAAGCAGTCTATAAGGAGAACAAAAATAAAAACACGGCTGATGAAGTAAAAGATATATTCAAAAAGCCGGAGCGAACAGGTGTGATTGATTGTTTAGGCGATTATGACGCTTTGTCCTCGTATTCTGTTGAAATTAGAGATGTGATTACTGAGTTAAGCGGCAAATTCTGGATCAAGAGTGATACTCATGATTTCAAAAACGGTCAACATACCATGAAACTCGAGATTGAATTTGAAAATCTTATGACTAAAGAAAAGGTAGACCACTCTTCAGAAGAAAAGAGAACGCAAACCAAAGGGAAAAGCAGTTCCGAAACTCCAAAAGGTAAAGGTCGAAGGTCTACTCGAAAATCGACTAAAAGAAAGGTAGAAATTCATTATGTTGAATGATATTCCTAGTGCTGCACATTCAATGGCTAAAATGGTTGATACAATTCACGGTATAGCTAAAGGCGAACAGCCTATGGGGATGCGAATTGGACTTGTTACATCGCCATTTCCTAACCTGGTTATTCGCGTTGATAATATCGACATTACCAACGAGCAAATATATTTGAATGACTATTGGAAGCCAGGACATCATCGTGAAGCTAAGGGCCACATCATAAGCGAAACACAACCTCGTTCAGGCGGTGGTGGGTTAGCAGAATTCGCTAGTCATACGCACGATATACACAATGACTATACCGATACCATTAATATGACTGATACCTTGCGAGTAGGTGATGAAGTAACCGTATTTCCAGTATATGGACAAGGCGAACAGCTTTATTACATAGGTCAAAAGGTGGTGAAACTATGAGCGAAGAATATCCTTTTGCAGGGTTAACTCGTACAGTTGAGTCTAGTCAAAATGATTTACCATTATTTCGTGAATATGATTGGAATTTTGAAGATGATACATTCCGATATAACTCAAGTGGTAAACGAATTGCCCTAGAGGGTGATGAAGCGTTAAAAATTTGGGTGTACAAAGCACTCAAAACTGAACGCAATCAATACCTAGCGTATTCAACTCGATATGGTATTGAGTTAAAGCCGTTTATAGGTAAGGTTATGAGTGTAGGTGAACGCTATTCAGAGCTCAAACGAGTGATTATAGAGTGCCTTATGGTTAATCCTTACATCAAGTCGATTGATAGTATCGAGTTCGATGCGAATGGTGATAAGGTCGATTGTCAAATTGAATTAACAACGATATATGGAGGTATTAATATCAATGTTTAATATTCCAACATCAGACGAAATTTTAAAAAGCCTCCAATTACAATCGCAACTACCGATGAGTAAATTTGAGGGTACATTTGAATATGATGTATTTTCATCTAATGCTATTGAGTTTATGAAAACCTATGTTGAATTAGGTGAACTGTATAAAGTAGCATTTGCTGATACATCGTATGGTGATTTCTTAACTATGCGTGCTAAAGAAGCAGGTATTATTCGAAAAGTAGCTACAAATGCGAAAGGCGCTGTTACCGTTAAAGGTAGCGGTGTATTACCTAAAGGTAGTCAATTTTCTACCGCTGGTGGAGTGCTATTTGAAACGATTGATACTGTAACGATTAACGGTAGTCAAGAAATTATAGTTCAAGCTGTTGAACCTGGTAATGGCGGTAATGTAGCAGCGAATACGATTGATACAATTCCGATGTCAATTCCTGGTATTAACAGCGTTATCAATACACAACCAACAAAAGACGGTTTCGAAGAAGAAAGCGATGATAATTTACGAGAACGTTATTTATTACACGTTCGCTATCCTGGTACATCCGGCAATAAAATGCACTATTATGAATGGGCTATGTCTGTTCCTGGTGTTGGGGGTGCAAAAATTATACCAACATGGAACGGCCCTGGTACTGTAAAAGTTATTATTATCAATTCTGAATTTAAACAGGCTTCTACCGAACTCATTGCAGCGGTTAGAGATTACATTGAAAGTGTTCGCCCTATGGGAGCAGTTGTTACAGTTGTTAGTGCTACTCCTAAAGTAATAAATGTAACAGCAACTATCGAGGGCAAAGGGTTTATTTTAGATAAATTTAAAACAATGATGAATGACTATTTGATAGATCTTGAAAAATCTGTAATTAATAACGGTACTATTAACAAGCTATCAATCGCAAAAGTAGGTAGCTTTATTATTGATGCAGGGGCTATCGATTATCAAAACTTGCGAATTAATAACGATGATAAAAGTATTGTTATTAATGATGAAGATTTGCCTACGTTAGGCGAGGTGAATATGCAATGATATTTGAATTGTTAAGGACTTATAAAGTTGATGTGCTTCGTTATTTACCTAAATTTCTTAAAAGTGATGGTTCATTTAAAGCTACTGAAGACGCTTTGAGTGAAGAACACGAAAAACAACGATTGCTTATTATTGATATATGTAAACAGTTGTTTGTTGAAAGTGCTACATGGGGCCTTTCTGATTGGGAAAGAGTATACGGTATAAAAACTAACAAGCATTTAACAATAAATCAACGTCGGCAAAATCTGTTAGTGAAAATTCAAGGTACTAAAACTATTACCGTTAAACAGTTAGAAACAATTATTAATCAAATAGTTCCTGTATGCGGTGCTCACGTTTTAGAAAACACTAAACCTAATGAATTTAAAGTTGCATTAGATGTAGCTGCTTATGTTGAAACGGTTCGCGAGCTGGTTGATAAATACAAGCCAGCTCATTTGACGTATGTTGTAGCTGAATTATATCAAGCACATGCACAACTCTGTATAGGTGGTGTTGTTAATGTACTCGATAAGCAAACAATAAAATACGCTAAAAGTGATCCTGTTATCCATGTGTCAGGACAGCCTAAAATCGGAATGGTACTTATTAATGTTGATAAAATTAAAATCTATGGAGGTAGTCGATGAGTGATTATGGAAGAATTGTAACCACCAATCAAGGTAAGAATATGGTTACTGAGTCAATCAGAACTCATTCTGCAATTATATTTACTAAAATTTCATTAGGTGATGGCTTGTTGAATGGTGAAACTATCGAAACCATGACAGGCCTAAAGCATCGTTTGATGGATGGAAATGTTCCTAAAATCAATCATTTAGGCAACGGTGAAATCGAAGCTGTGTCTACTGTTAGCAATAGTGGATTGACAGCAGGTTTTTTCGCAAGGGAATTAGGGTTATTTGCTAAACTCGGTGAAGAAGGTGAAGAGCAATTATTTGCTTATACTAATGCTGGTTCTAATGCTAGCTATATCCCGCCGAATACAAGCGTTGATGAAAAAATGTTAGGTATTCAATTAGGTGTAGGTGATGCTGTCGTTCAGGTAAATTACCAAAGTCATTTATATATTACTTATGAACAATTAGATGACGCTATCGCTCACCATAACTCCGATACAAATGCACACGGTGAGCTACTTCAGAATTTAAAGAATCAATTAGCCACTCATAATACTGATGCTTTATCTCATCCAGCGATTACGGCTATGATTGCAAAAATCCTTGGTGCGACTAACTGGCAAGAAAATCCAGTTGCTACATTGAAGGATATAAAAAATCTTCTTGGAATGGGCGGTATTGTAGCACAAAGGCTTGAAGAGAATGGGTTTGTGAAATTTGCCAACGGATTCACTATCCAATGGGGATATGGAAACCAAAACTATGAAGATTTGACTATAAGTAAAAAGGCCTATCATTGCAAATTGCCTATATCTTTTGAACACGGGATATTGTTTGCTAGCGGTCAAACTGAGACAAACGATAAAGTTAACCATTATACATTTGTTAATATAGCTCATGCACCTGAAGAATCGACGAAAGAAAAAGTCGTTTTTTATACATGGATTGACTGGGATTGGTCATATGTAAAGTTTAGATTAGCGTGGATGGCATTTGGTTATTAGACAGTTATTTTTTACAAACTTTTAAAAGTTTCGACGCACGCACCTTTGCGGTGCATGCGAAGATACGCATTTCTTGGGTAGTGCTTAATAGTGCTATTCATTGTTATATCCTTTCATTACTTAGGAGGTATGTATGAATAATTATATCCACGTACTTGATGCGGATGGACGTCGAATTACATCTATCGTAGATAATATGATAGTACCTATCGGTGAAGAGGCTTTGCTTAAACAAGCTAAAGAACAATATCCGGATGCTGCTCAATATATATATGGCGGAGATGCCATGTTAGATGCTTTTCTCGATGGAAAAGTTTATAAAAATGGTATATTCGAAGACGCACCAGTAGTTGAATACATTCCAACAAAAGAAGAAAAAATTAATGCTATTAAAGCGGAATATGATCCGCGTTTCAAAACGTTAGAAGAAGCTCAACGCAGATTGCTGCTAATGGGTAAGCCGACGAACGCTATTAGTGCACAGTATATTAAATTAAACAGTGAAATGGTAGCACGAATTAAGGAGGTGCAATAATATGCCTAAATATGTTGGAGAAAGTAAAGTTCCTGTCATGGAATTTTGTGAGTACTGTTGGGAAGTACTTAACGAAGATGGCACATGTCCTATAGAAGGATGCGTGCATAATGATTTGCTATCTTTAGATGAAAGTGAAACTGAACAAACGAAAGAGGAATAGATGCAAGAAGTAATTAACTTTATAAACGATGCGTGGAGAACTCTATCAGAGTCTTTTGCAATTAAAGCTATGCTTGCAGTTGTTGCCGAAGTCGCAATATATATCCTGGGTCTAAAGCATATTCAGGTATTGGGTATATTCATTATCCTGGTATTTCTTGATTTAATTACTCGTTGGTCAGCTATTAGCTATAGAATGCTAATTGATATGGGCGCGAATCCTGATAATATAAGTAGTTGGGATAAATATGTTGCTATTCCTGTAGCATGGGGGAAAGGGCTTATATCTTCAAAGCACATGCGGAAGCCGTTTGTAACAAAAGTATTGACCTATTGTTTAGCGACTGGCGCTGCCTGGTGTTTTGATTACATGGCAGGTCAATACGCTTTTGCTGTAAATCTAGTATGGTTATATCTCGGATCCGTAGAGTTCTTATCTATTTTGGAAAATATGCGAGATGGTGGAAATACAGCTATAGCAGGACTGCTCGATGTAGTACATGCTAAGGTAGATTTGATTTTAAAAAAATAATATGGTGCTGTTTTTGTTGCTACGTTCATATATTAGAAACGTAGCTTTTTATATTTGAAAGAGGTGTAGTTATGAAAATCGGAACTTATTTTGATGATTATGAATTTGCTTGTAAATGTGGTCGTCATGGATATGATGATGAAGGTCATCCAATATTAGACCATATCATTGATAAGCGTTTGGTTGACGTATTGGATGCTATCCGTGAACGTATTGGACAGCCTATCGAAGTATTAAGTGGCTATCGTTGCCCTATCCATAATGAGGAAGTAGGCGGTGTTCCTAACTCTCAACACGTTGAAGGTACGGCTGCCGACATTACTTATGACGGTATTAACGTTGATTATCTTGCACAAGTGGCCGAGGAATGTGGTGCCGATGGTATTGGTCGATATTACAATCAAGATTTCGTTCATGTTGATGTTAGAGGTTGGGCTGCTCGTTGGACAGACCAAGACTAATATAGTGGGCTAGATATGTATGAGAAAATCACGAACTACATCAATGCAATTAAATCTCAAATTACTGTTAAGCGGCTTATTATGCTTGCTTGTACTTTGCTGCTCACCATTGGTGCATGCCAGCTCATCGACGGCTACCTCACAGCAAGAGGAAACTATAACCGTGCCCTTGAAAGACTGGAACAGACTCAAGTCGAACTTAATCGAAGCCGACGCCTCAATCAAGAACTCAAACTTGTCATTGAACGAAGCTCAGAGCTTAACAGTCAAGCAGGCGACCGAATTGCAAGAATTGAAGATTATCAACGAAGAGAGGGGGAAGGACTTAATCGCCTTGAAGGATATCAACAAGAAACAGGGCGAAGAGTTGGCGAAGGCATCGGAAGTAATAACCGAGCAAGCGAGCTCATTGGAGAAAGCCTCAACATCGTTAGACGAGTTGAAGGCGGAACTAAAGAACCACCGCAGAACTGAACAAAGATTGCGTCGACAACGTGATACATGGGCGATAAGTAATTCCGCTCTTTTCTTAGCTGGTGCTTTGCGAAGATAATTCGGAGGTGATCCTGTATCTCCTTACTATGTGAAGGTGGACACATAGGAACAGTCAAATGTTGGTTGATTGTTCAATTTCAAAAGATTGTCAAAAGATTGTCAAAAGATTATAAGGCCTATTGTGCTAGTATTTATCAGTGCTAACATGATAGGCCTTATTTTTTTATGTTTATTTTTAAATATCCTGTTGCCTTTAACTTGAATAAGTTATATAATGTAATCAAGATAAGAAGTGATTAAGATACAAGGAGGCTTATAAAATGACAGTACAAGAACTAAACAATATCTTAATTAAACAAAATCAACATCTAGCAGTAGAAAAATTTCAAACTGGGTACGAATGTTTTAGCATTCATACTAACAAACTATATGCGTTAGCAAACACTGTAGATGAATTATATACAAAACTTTTAAAAACTAACTTAATTTCCCAGGAGGTTCAAAAATGAAAACAAGAAAAGATGAATTACAAGATTTAACTAAAGCGTTGACTAATCATTTAGTTGGTACAGGACAAGATGTTAAAGAGGCGAAGACGTTCGCTATTAATTGGGTAAAAAGGGTTGATAAAGACAAAACATCAATTGAAGATATTAGTAAAATGCGTGATATGTTTTTATAGGAGGTACAAAAATGTTAAAAGTAATTGATTTAAACAGTCTTAAACCTAGAACAAGAGCGATAGTTGATACATATGCAGAGGCTTGGGATGTAATATACGAGCAAGAAATGAAGTCTTCTAACTGCATTTGTAAGAATACCAAAGACCAATGGGATGAGTGGGATACAGTAGATGAGATATACCCTAATTTTACATGGCCTGCTAATGCTAATTATGTATGGACTGCAGACTGGATAGCAGAGCCAGTTGTGGATCCTAATGAATATAACGAACAAAGCGTAAATGATTTGATAGACGATTTAATGTTGCATTATGAAATTGAAGTGTGCTAGTGGCTTTACTATTGAACGTGTATAATATATCTATATTGGTAAAGCGGAGGGTATTTCATGGATAACAAACGAAATTGGGGTGGTGCTCGAAAGGGTGCTGGCGCTCCAATAACAGTAAAGCCTAATGACAAAAGAAAGCAACGAGCTATATCATTGAGTGATGCTGAATATAAGGAGTTGAAACGCATAGCAGATATAAACGGAATGTCTATATCTCAACTAATAAGAGAAGCCTTTGACCTGTAACGGCAAAAATACGGCAAAAACCTATTTTAAAAATAAGCAACTATATTAATTTTCAAATATCGTTATTTCGTAAAAATCTGATTATATATAAGAAGTTATAAATATTTGATTGTAGTAATAATTGAATAGTATAATTATATAGTTATGAAATAGTATCGTTAAGGAATGGGGATTCATGGGGGAC